AGCGGTTACCCCATTACGCCGGTATTCATCCCACAATTCAACGGGAATGCCACCCACCCCCAGCGAATAGTTCGCCAGGTCCGTTGTCGTTTGCACATCAAACAACTCAGGGATCAGCGAGGGAACAGACTCCACGCCTTCCAGGAACCATTCATAGACGATGGGCTGATAGTTCTTTGCATAGGTTAAGCTAGCCATTTCTCACGCTCCTTTAGGTGATACCGAGGCCATAGGCGCGCGGATGGAAGCGGACGATGGTCACTTCAGTGGCCGATGAGTTAGCAGCGACAATCACATCGCTATCACCATCAGTGGTGATCGTTTGTGCGCCCATCGCCCCGGTGATGTCGAGTTCGGTGCCTTCGGCGCGCGCCGTGGCGTCTGTCACTGCCCACAAGCCCCGACCATGCAGATCAAGAATAACCTCGATCCAGGTCGTGCTGTCTGTGCCAGATTTGGTTTCGTTGGCAACGCCGATCAATCCCGTATCAGCACCCGTCGCAAACAAATCAACTTCGGCAACTGACGCGGTAGTTTCCAAGTTCAACGCATCACCCTTTGTCAGTGTCTCCGTATCTTTGAACAGGTATTTCTTGATGACAGGTTCTTTCGGTTCGCCACCCTCATATCCTACCCAGTGAAAGCCGTAGGTTTGCATGTGATGGTTATCCTTCCTCCTGCTGCTGAATGAGCAGGCGTGCTATATATCGCTGTCGGGTCATGGTGGGATCGACGCGCTGCGCATGGACTAACGCCTGCTCTTGAGCTGCCGTCAGTTTCATCGTCGCCATAGGCGCGCTGTCGCCCCGTGCCCCGGCGTCCATCGCGGGCGCGGCGGGGCGTACCAGTCTCGCGTGATTATTTGCCAGCCAAGCCAGTTTTTCCTGATTAGTGCCCGGCATTTCCCGAATCATTGCCTTTGCTTCGTCCGGCAAGGTTTCAAGCTGCGCTTCGAGCACCTTATTGAGCGTTTCGCTCATGGTTTCAACCTGGCTTTTGAACGGCGATAACTCATCACGTTCCTTCTGGTACTTGTCAGCGAGTTCTTGCCACCGCTGGTCCTCTGCCAATTTCGTCTCTTTGACGCGGTTTAATTCGGCTTCGAGTTCGACGATCTTATGTCGCCGCTCTGCCGATTCCGCATTGGCCTCGCGCAGCTTCTTCTGCAAGTCGTCGCCCTTTGGGGTTGGTGTCTCACCATTCCCCGGTTGAACATCTCGTTCGTCAAGCTCTGGCATCTCGCCACTCCTATACTATGCAATCTGGCAACCGCTAACGCATGGCGTTACCAGTGGAAACGGCAAATATTACCGGCGCTTCCCGCGCCGTCGTTCCTCGTCATTCATGGCGGCATTTAACGCGCGCGCGTGGCGCTCCGCTGCTGCTGCTGTCTCGTGACGCTTAAATAAGACCCATCGCCTATCCCGTAAAATAAGTACACTGATCCCACTCGCCTTGTAGGGCATGGTTAATAAAATTCCTTCGCCTGTTCCCCTAACATCCCCTTCAAACTCGCTTCTTGCACCATGCCCCCGAATACCGGGTCGCTGGTGGTCTGCGGGAAGTCTTTAATCTGTATCGCGCCAGCTTTCCACGCCTCAAAGGCGGCATTGCCCATCTGCGCGCGCTGCTCCGCTTCTGAGCGCCGGTTGAACCAGTCCTCGCCACTCTGAATATCCGGCGGCGCTTGGCCCTTGAGCACCGTAATTGAGGTACACCGCCCGTTGTGGTGGTCGTCTACCCGTTCGTGCAACCCCATCCGCGTACCGTGTAGGGCCAAACACGCCATGCAACTTCCATCTCGCGCGGCGATCCGAATCTGGTACTCCAAGATATGCGCGTTGGCGACGCGGTGCGCAACTTGCGCATCTCGGAAGCTGGTCAGTTGCAAGGTACGCATCAGCGTATTGGCTTGCGCCGCTGGCAGTCCTTCCACTACCGCCCGGATTTCGCGCGCCGTGCGCAGCGGCCCCCAGCCTTCCACCATGCCCCGGATCGCCACCTGCTGCACCGCATCGACCGCGCCCTCACCATACCCGGCGAGCAGTTCGGCCCACGCGTCCGACCCGGCGTAATGCACCAACTGGGCGACGGCTTCCGGGTTGGGCACATTCCAGGCGATGCCCAGTTCGCCGAGCATTGCATCCGTAAATCCGGGCAGAGCGAGTTGCCGTGTCACCTGCCCGGCGGCGTTGACTGCGCCGTCCTGAATGCCCAGCGCCGCGCTGTCGATAAGCGCCTGGTTCGCGCGCATGGTCGTCTCGAAATCTGCCACCAGCGCGCGCACGACCGGGTTATCACGCGTCAGCGCCTTGCCTGCTTCTGCCAGCCGCGCCGCCTCTGCTTCCAGTTCCTTGAGGCGCTGGCCTATCATGCCCGACGTGCTGCCGTTCAGGATGGCCCGGATCACCGCGTCGGTTTCCTGCGCATACTGGCGATCAATCAGCGCATTCAGTAGATCGGTGATAGTCGGTAGGCGGTCGGGCGCAAGGGTCATACGTCGGCGATGTCCTCTGCTATCGGTTCATCCTCTGCGACCACCGGCGCGGCTTTCGCCCGCTTCGAGGGGGCTTTGTCCGGCACGGCGATGCGCAGGGTGATCGACCCATCGCCGTTGACCGTGACCTCTGGCGCGTCCAACAGCGACCAGCCGGTCACATCGACGTTCAGTGACCGCGCTTCGGTGAGCAGGAACGCGCCCGCTACCGTGACCTGGTGCTCGGCATTCTCCATCAGTCCGATCATGGTTAGCCCGTCTTTCCAGTACCGGCGCAGTTGATCCCCAACTTGAGCGACGTAGTAGACACTGCCACGCCGATCACCGTCAGGTAGTCGGTCACCGCCGAATAGTCCGCAGCGGGACACGGTTTCCCGGCGGCACTCAGCACATACACGGTGTTCGCCGTCAGGTTGTCGCAGGTCAGATAGCCGCTGGTCTGGATGACGCACGGTTGTCCATCCGCCCCACTCGACAGCGCCACGCCAACACAGGTTGCCGTTGCCGTCGTGCTGGTGCAGTCGGCCAGCTTGTAATCGCCGCTGTCGTCCGCATCGGAATAGACCAACAGCCCCTGCGTGACCGTTGCGCCGAACATGCCGCCAATGGTGACCGCATTCACGCCCGGCTTGACGGACGCAGCGGTAAAGGTAATGTCTGCCATAATGCGCTCCTTTAAGCGATGCCAGCGGCAACGGCGCTGGTGACGATAAAGCCGATTTTGAAATTGGTGGTACTGCTGGCCGCACCCACCACCGTGATGTAATCCCCGTTGGCGAGATCAGCCGTTGGGCACATTTGCCCCGCCTGACTCAGGATGAACACCGGGGCAGCCAACGTGACTTGATCGACCGTCAAATCCCCGCCGGTTGCAATCCAGCCCGGCTGCCCATCTGCGCCACTGGTCAGGGCGATGCCCGCCGCCGCGTCAGTGGTCGCTGCCGTACAGTCGGCAATCTTCCATTCCGAATCGCTGGCATCAAAATACAGGAACGTCCCCTGCACAATCGACGCGCCGAACGTGCCGCGCTGCTTGATGGTTGTAGCCGTCGGCTTGACCGAGGCTTCAGTCAGATTTACGTCACCCATTATTCAACACTCCTTGTCGCTGTCCTCCGCCATTCGAGGGAAGTCCAAAACTAGCCGCCCCGAAAGACGGAAGGGCACTAGTAAACTGGTTGATGCGTGCCTGGTCCTGCTGCGCCTTCTGCTCCAATAATTCTTTAATCTTCTTTTCACCCCAGCCGAAGACGGGGGCCATCTGGCGCAGCGCTTCCTCAGCATAGCCCATCTCGGCAAGCACTTTGGCGTTTTCAATCACCGCCGTGTCGTTGCGCAGTTCAATCTCAGCCCATTGCGCGCTGATGGTTTCAAACGCGGGGGGGAGGTTGCCACCAAAGGCCGCTTGCACGCCCCACGCCACGCGGATCGCATCTTCCCAGCGGTTGCCCGCCTTGACCTGGAACCGCTTGCACTTGCCGATGAGTCCGATTTCACGCTGCTTGAGCGCTTCGCCGCTGGCCGTGTCACTGCCCATGAATTCGGGGGCGGGCGTCCTGGTGATCTTGCCGATCTCGCTGGTCAACCACTGCGCTTGCTGGATGTAGGGCATGATCTCGCCCTGCTCTAGCACGCCCAGGTCTACGTGCTCATCCTTACTGATCGCCTTCCCATCCCCGATATTGATGCACATACCGGGCGTCAGGTCGGGCGGGAATATGAACCCCATCCCCCATTTCACCTGAAACGCTGTCAATTCAGCCGCCATGACCATGCTGTGCATCGTCCGGTTGAGCGCGTTCTGAATCGGGATCGCGTCCTCAATTTCGCTCGTGCCGAAGGCGTCCCACGACGTGCCCCGGTTCGGAATGTGAATCACCGGGCAGCCGATGGGTTGTCCATTCCAGATAAACGGCTGGTCGGCTGGCCCGTCGGCGTCCTCAAAGGGATGCAATTCTGAATCATCCCCGCTCGCATAGCGCTCGATGTGGTCCGGGTAGTACAGCGTCACGCGCGTAACGTTGCCCATCTGTTCCTGCCAGCTTTTCACGCCGAGAATCACGCGGTTGAATGAGTCGTGTACGACCATCATGCCGCTGTCCCCATCCCACGCCAGTTCATGCGTTAACCGCACCTGCTTCAACTCTTTATCCCACGAGCACAATAGATACGTGTTGCCGTCGCGGATCGCCGCTTCGGTCACGTCGATTTGCAGCGCATCCAGGCGGTTAGCGTCCAACAACGCGCTCACCCACTGCGTCGCGGCGTCGTTGTTGGTTTCCAAGCCCGTCAGTTGCAGCCGGTCGGTCGGCGTCTGGATGACAATATCCATATAATTGTCATTGAAGCGGTCGAAATTGCTGTCCCCGATACGCAGCATCTGCTTCATTTTGTCGGTCAGTTTGGCGTCATGATCGCCTGCCGCATAGCGCCGATAGACGGCGACCTTGTCACCGAGTTCGGCTTGTTTATCGGCCCAGGCATCGACGCTCATGCGCCAGTTCAGCGCGCGCGCGGCGTCCGCCTGCAAACACGTCTTGATGAGGTCTAAGGCCATCTATGCCCACCTGCTCACGCTGACTTCAATCGGCTTGCGCCCGGCGTCCAGTCCCATCACCGCATACCTCAACGCGTCTAAACAGTGGTCGTTCGCCTTGACCGGTTCATCCCGCAGGCCATAGCGGTTATCGGCCCACTGGTACGACTCGAATTCGGCTATCGTATGCACCGCGCTGCGTGACACCATCAGACGCGGCTTGCCGTCACCCTGGACAACCAACCGGTTTTTGACCATCTGCAACCCCGTATTCACCGTGTTATTCGCACCCTCTGCCGGAATCAGCGCATCGCGAAAGGCTTTAATGTAGTCCGGTGCGGATGGATCGCAGTAGAACGTTTTGACTTTCCACGTCTGCCAAATCTGCCGACCAAGCGTGACCCATTCCTCGATGCGCCGTTGGCGCTGGTAGTGCTCTTCGACCAGCCACGCGCGCCCGTCGCCGTCCACGCCCAAGACCAGAACCACGCCCGGATTCGCAAACCCCCAGTCTACGCCTACCACCGTGTAGACAAACGTGTCGGGCGGCTGGGTCGTGACGTGGACCTCGCGGCGGAATTCGGGATAAATCAGCCCCTTGAAAGCGAT